ACCGTGTTGGCTGTCTTTGCAGATGCTGAAGCTCGGGAAGGAGCCGGAATGTGAATGGTGTCGCCTTTCTTCCCAACGTGGGGAATCAGAGATACCAACTGCGCCATAACAAGGTTAGCCTTGTATGCTGCTACCGTCTCCAACGCCCACACTTCAGGTACAAAGTCACCAACGTCAGTAACGTCGATACTTTGACTGATGTCAAAATTACTCATTAGATTATGCCCCTAATGTGATGTGGTTGATGGATGAATGTTGAGGTTATTGCTTCACGTAGCGACCTTCGCGCATTGCTGCCATCAGATTATTCTGAAAACTTGGCGAGCGATACTTCGCTGGGTCGTTAGCGATTACTTTTAGAACGTCTGTTTCGTAAATTAACTCTTTCGCAGCGACCGAGCCTGACTGACCTGATCCTTCGTTAGACGCGGCTTTCGCTGCGGCAATTCCGGGGTTAGCTGGCTGCGGTTGCGGTTGAGGTTCACTAACAGCACTCGTGTTCTGGAAGTCCGTAAAGTCTTCCAATAGACGCCGAGCGGCCCTCACCTGCTCAATGCCTTCTCCTTGAGCCGCAGTCACAAAGTCCTGCTGGCGGGATGGGGTACGTGATGCAAAGGCTTGAAACTCTGGCGTAGCGACAGTGGCGTCGAGGTCGGGGAACGATTGCATGAGCGCTCGTCCTTCTAACTCAAAACTCTGCTGCTGTGAGAGTTGTGCTTCCTTCGCGTCTCGTTCACTGAGTCGCTGAGTAACGACGCGATCAATGACAGACCCGGGGTCCGTCAGTAAGTCGTCGCCTGACACGTCGATCTTCTCTGGCTCAACATTTGACGCTTCCGCTACGGGTCTCTGAAGCTGCGTTAAGTCGTTAACGAGGCCACGGTAGGAACCTACTTCGTTGCGCATGCGTCCGAGTTCTTTCTCGGCGTTCATGTGCATCTCTGCGATTTCCTGCGCGCTCTTGCCAGCGTATTTGTCTGGCAGACTCTGTGCTTCTTCTGGTGTCGGGGATACGAATTTGCCTTGCTCATCGCGTGGCGGCGTATTTTGCCCTTCCGTCTTCGGATCGTTTGTCGGTGCTAAGATGCTCGACATTGGTCGATGCTTATATGCAGTTGTCATTTCTGACGCTCCTCCTGCTTTGTGGGGCCACGATATTGTGGTTTACCCGGTTATGAGCCGTAGCTATGGTGCTTCTTGTCCACACCGTGCTTCTCATAGAATGCCTTATCCTGTGCAGTCTTCTGCTTGTTCGTCTTAACCCACTTATCTCCAAAGGTACTGAAGTCGGGATCAAGTCCCATTTTGGGGTCAAAACGAGGAGTAGATATGAGTCGCTTGCTATCGCCTCCACAACGGGGACAGGCATGCTCGCGCACGTCTGGCTTTACCATTGCGTCGTACTTGGTGTCGCAGTCCTTGCAACGCCATTCAAATGTGATGAACTTACTCATGCTGATTTATCACATCGAGCTTTTGCTGCTCAATGGTGTCAGGCAGTCGAATGAGTTCATCCAAAAGTCCGTAGCGTACCCGTATCGCTTCGATGTCTTCCATGCTCTTGGCATTGAAGAACGCAGCTTCGGGTAGCGCTGCTTGTTCCTGTCGCCAGCCTTCCGTGATGAGGTTCCACCCCGGCGTCATAAACGTATTCTCTAGGCTAGCGTAAAATTCTTTCTGTCTGTTGTCCATAGTCCCTCCAACTATTTCTTAGGTGCGTTCCTCTGCTTCAGGCCTTGTCGCTGAATATCCAAAGACTCCCGCTTGATCTCGTTGTCGTCCTCTTGGATGTCTAACGAGCGTTCCGTGAGGTCGTTCTGCTCAAGGTCAATAACCATCTTGGCCTTGTTCAGCTCAGACTGCTCGGGGATCAGCTCCGCTTCAGCTTCTGCCTTATCGGCCTGCGCTTCTTTCAGCTCAGACTCAGACAGCAGCTTAGCGATCTCGGCGTCTAGTTTCTCAAGCGTCTTGACCGGGAGTGCCAGTTGCGCAGCTTGCGCAGCCTTTTCTTCCTCAGTCGGCTCCTTCTCCTCAAGAGCGCGCAGTGCTTGCAGCACCTCCGCCTTGACTGGTGAGCCAGAGTGCTCAAAGATGGCGCGGATAATCGGCATGCTGGCCGGAGAGTCCGGTCCAACAACCGACAGCAGTGATACCATGAACGACTGCTCGATCTCGCGAGCCATCATTCCCAGCGTACCACGTACTTGGAATTCGTAGTCCTGCGGGTAGCGTGTACTGTCGTACTGCATCTTCAGGTGCAGAACTCGCCGAATAAGGCGATTCATCATACCCTCGATGTTGAACATCGTACGTTTAGACCGCTTGATGAACGAGGAAGCTGCGAGGGCTGACCCTGCGGCTGTCTCGTCGCGAACACCGCTACGCAAGCCCGCTGTGTCTAACGCGCCAGTAGCTTGCTGTCCCATACGCTCCAGTTCCTGCATGTGCTGGTAACTGTTCTGGTCTGGGCCGCTAATGCGGAATTCCTGCATTACTTCGTTAGGATTGCCACGCGTGCCCCATGCTTTCCCGGGCCATGCGTTCATGTTAGACCCGGGCGGCATGCGCGTAAGGTCAAAGGCGAACATCGGGTTGTTAGACCACGCCAGTCCGTCTATGCGACCACGCATCTCTGCGTCCATCGCACGTTGAATATTGGAACCCTTCTCCGCCACACCACGACCATAAAACCGTCCGGGGACAGTCTCGTGCTGATAGGCCATCATCAGGCGCTCCCCAGTAATCAGTGGGTTTTCGATGACGCGCAATAGGTGAGTTTCATTCGCTATGGTTGCGATGACTTCCACCATATCAAACTCGGAGATATTCTGGATCATGCTGGGGTGCATCGGCGTACCGCCTGCCTCAGCTTGGGCAGCCATAAAGCTGCGTCGGGGGATCAGTCCGTAGTACTCAGTAATCAGCGCAGCCTCGCCCTCTACCTTGCGGCCCGTTTCTTCGGTGTCGCCACGGTTAGGGTTTAGTCTGCGAGACTGGAAGGAGCCGACAGCTACGTCGTTCCAGTAGACGCCTTCCGCCTGTCGCCTCTTTAGCGTAGACAGCGGCATCATGAATTCGTGTGCGCAGCCAAGCATGTCGTCGATGCACGCGGTAGACGGATCGGCTACGAAGTTACCCGGCTCAATCGAGACCGGCTTGATCTGTACGACCTCTGTCTCAGCAGCGCGCAGATTGCCCTGCGTATCACGCTCGGGCGTCTTGATGATCTTGGTGTTAACCTGTATCTTGACGATACCGTTGCCGTACAGGCAACCATTCAGAACGACCTTCGCCAGCTCGTCGATGAAGTCTTCGCCACGCAAGTCCTGAAGCAGTAGCTCGCGGGCTTGCTCCATGTCTGCGGTATCTTCGTCACCTACGTTATCAGGCAGGTCGATCCAGTATTCACGCCCAAGGATAGCTTCCAGAATCTCAGCAGTCGTCAAGTCGATAGACATAGACGTCAGCGGGGAGATCAGCTTTGAGCGCTCTGTCTTGAACGAGCGGTGCTCAGCACGCCAGAAGCCACGCCACTTGGCGTAGTACTCGTCCCACAATGCCTCGAAGTCTCCATCGCGTAGCTTGCGCCATGGGATGATGTTACCCATGACATCGCCAACAACTGTACCACGCGCGCCACCCTGTGCCTCACGAGTGTCCTCGCCTCCCTGTGCCTCGCGCTCTTTTACGATGTGCTTGTTAGCCATTTAATATCCTGCTCTGGGGTCTACGGGGTGGAATTGAGTCGCCGCCTCGAAACCGGAGATGTCAAAGTTATTTAACGTCTCGGGAACCATCTGGTCAATATACGCCAGTGCGTCTACCAAGTCGTCGTGGACGTAGCGAGAGGGGAAGCTTACTGCTTGGTCGAGGAACTTCTCGTTCCATTCGCCCTTGAGCAGACTGATATCGCCTTTCTCCGCACGTCCCTGCAAAGCCCACTGCACGCGGTCATACTTGCGCTGATTGCCGTGGGTGAGTGGTTTGATCTCGAACCAACGATTGTACTTCGCCATGTACTCCCTCATGTACGGTTCGACTGCATTCATCAGTGCACCCTTCTCGATGCCGATGATTTGAATTTGGTGATCCTTCGCGGCCTTTACGATTCGTAGGGCTGTCTCTCGAACGCCCCATTGGCCATGTTGGATGTCGACTACGAACCAGTGCCCCTGCGCGTTTACCTTCACAATGGCGATGGCCGTGTCATCGAGCTTACGTTTCTCGTTCTTGCGGTCTGGATCAGACGAGAAGCCTGCCAAGTCGACTGCGAGGAACGTATCGCACTCCTCGCTGGGCATAGCGTCTACTATGCGGAAGTCGCCCTGATTGAACAACTGACCAGAGGATGCGATGAACTGGGCCTTGATCTCCTGATCGTACAGGTCGGATGAGCCTCGTGCATACTCTGCTGCCAGTGCAGCGCGTTCTTCAGCTTCGATGAGCGGATTGTCGTCCATCGAGTAGTTAAAGACACCCCACTCGTCTAACGGGATAGCTTGCTCAACCAGCTCGTAGAAGTGGTTCCTGCCCTTCGGCGTACCAATAAAGAGTGCGCCACCTCGAACGTCAGCGAGGGCCGGTCTAATAATCTCCGGCCATACCCGTGGAGGCATATCCGCGTACTCGTCGAGTACAGCGAATCGGATCTTCATACCACGAGCGGCGTCAGGATCGTCCATACCCATTAGACGGATACGCGTACCACCCAGCTCGGGCGGCAGTTCTACGAGAGAGGTCTTCTCCAATAGACGAACGTGCAAACCAGTGGCTGCCTCGATCTCCTGAGCGAACTTCTTGAAGTACGGCCACGCATTACGCTTGGCCTGCTCTCTGTCGATTCCGACGTAGATAACCTCAGATGAGTCGTTCAGCAAGATACCACGGTCATTGACAGTGGCCAGCGCTTCCTCAAAGCAACGGATGACGGAGAATACCGTTTTACCGAAGCGTCGCCCAGCGGCTACAATCTTGAAGCGTGCTGGATGTGCATGAATCTCTGTCTGCGCTGGATGCAGATTGAACTGTAAAGTTGCCACCGCACCCTCCGTGCTATTTTACTGGTCGTACCTTGTTATCGCGTCGGTTCTTTGCAATCGTACCAGCTATGAGGTCTTCCGCAGCTTCGCGGCCGAGCCTAAGTCGCTCGGCGCGCTCTTTCTGCGTGTGTCCGCCATACTTGCCCCTCGTG